TTTTTTGTACCAATCTACAATATGCTGATACTTTTCAGAAATTTGAAGTGTGTCAGGAAAACTTAAATTAAATTCATCTTCCCTGTCTGGTTGTTTTTCAGCACCAATAATATGAGCAGATAACTGTGCTTTAGTCTTCGTGAATTGTGACATGTCTAAATTAAATGCTTCAATCAATGCTAACTGACTTTCAAATTCCTCAATACGGTTATCGAAAACTTCAATTGTCTGTAGAACGTCATGTTTACAATAATCAATTACTTCATTTAATTGTTGTTCACTTAATTTACTTTGAATTGTAAATGGAACAGATGATTCTTTAATCCTTGAACCCATGAATCCTTCAAGTTGTTTCAAGCTGTGAAACCCTGTTGTTACATCAAAGTTATTTAATGGTATCTTATAAGCCTGTTTTACAATGTTGTGTCCTTTAACTCCATCCTCAATTAACTTTTTATTGATGTAATACGGATCATAACCGAGTAAAATTCCTTTTAGAATCCATTGATCATACATTCGATTGTTGTAACCTATCCAAATATCATCTTTAAATGCTTCATAATATTTTCGTAGCATCTCAACATCGTTAACTATTACTTTACCTTTGCGAGTATCATAGTCTATTAAAACAACCATCCAATCTTGAACGAATACCTCAAAGTCAAAGAATATCTTTTTCATAAGTTCCTCCTATCCGAACAAATCAAAATCATCATCTTTTTTATTCTTTTTCTCAAAACTATCAGCATTTTCATCTAAGAATTTTTTATAGAACTTACAAGTTTTTCTGTGTCCACAAAGAGTAGCGCAATAGAATGAATTGTATTTATCAAGTTCAACAGGCTGCCAATCTTCTTCATTGGAATGATCTTTGTAGTCAATCGCCTTTACCGTATTAACTATGTATTGTTTCAGTTCCTCAATCTTTTCGTCAGTAATTTCATACTCAACAAAACAATCTTCTAACCAATACTTTTCCTTAATTTCGTTTGGTAGATGGTCGATTCCATTTGATTCCACAGCAATGTCAAGTAACATTTCCACTTCAAACTCATCAATTCCTGACTTGTACATTTCCTTTTCCAATGTACTTCTCATTTCTTTAACCCATTTACCACGGTTACACATTTTCTTTTTGACTTTACCGTTTTTCTGCATATTACAAACGTAAAGGTACTTAATCATAAACCACATGACTTTATCTACTTTGAAAGGTGTATTATCCTCTAAACCAACCTTGTACATTAATAATTGTCGCCCAGCTTCAGTTAATTTCTTACCTGAGAATTTACTTGAAGTTTTCCAGTCAATCACATTAATAAATGGTTTACCTTGTTCACTTGGAATGATACCGTCCACATAACCTTGTAACCAAATACCATCTGCAATTTCGAATACAATTAATTTTTCTTGAATGATTTTAGTATCCATTTTATTGAAGTTATTTAAGAAATGATCAACGTCACGCTTCCAACTGTCACCAATTGTTTCATTTGGAAATTTAATACCAACCATTTCTAATTCTAATAATTTATCAGTATAATTACCTTTGAATTGATTAATGTCACTTGTTCCATCATAAATTGCTTCAATATTATTATGTAAAAGACTACCAAGTTCAGTATAAATGTTATTTATTCCTCTATTTTTCAAAACATAACTGTTGTAATATTCGTATTCGCAGTTATTGAATGTCCCAAGTTTGCTAAAAGAGAATACTTTTGTACCTTGTTTGAACAATTCATTTAATTTTTCTTTAGCATCCAAATTATCATCTCCTATATCCATTTGATACAGTTATCAATAAGCAACTTCAAACTGTTTTTATCTAAATCGGATGGTGCTAATTTTGAATCTTTCGGTAAGTAATCGTTATTTTTATCAAATATGTATCCAACCTGATTCTTATAATACTTATCAGATTTCAATTGTTTAGCAATTTCATAACTATGATCTTCAGATAATCCTTCATCCAACATTACAATTATTCGTTTAGGGAATAAGGATTTAATGTTATTTGCCTGAAACTCACTCATGAAACTGCCACCTAGTGAAACTCCAACATTCAAACCCTTACTTGCTAATTGGAGAGTGTGTTTTTCACTTTCCCCAATCATAACTATTTCTTTATCTTGTATGGAATTGTAATTGTTAACAAATCCATAAATAGTTTTAGACTTTGGAAAAGGAATAATTGGAAACCATTTTGTTTCTTCCTCAGTCACTTCTCTTTTGTTCAATCGTCCCATCACTCCACAAATCATTCCATCTGTTGAATACCAAGGAACGCTAATTCTACCTGTAACAGAATCATACCCAATGTTGAATTGTTGTTGCACTTCCGGTAAAATACCATCTTCATAAAACAACATATTAGGTATAATTTCAAAACGATCAAGCAAGTCATCTGAGTATGTTTCCAAATCAATTGCGTTTTCATCTCTCAATTTAGCAATTTTTTTAAAGAATCCACCAAAGGGAAGGGAGTATTCCTCTTGTTTTCCAGTGTCTTGAAAATCAACAATTTCAGCAATTTTCTTAATGGTATTAGGAAAACTTGTGTATATTTTCGATTGAACTAGTGTAATCAAATCACCTTTTAGATTTGTTGAGAAACATGTTGCTCCTAATGTTTTTTCATTTACCTTAACTGAGGTTGGATTTCTTCCTTCTTCCCTAGCACATCTGTATTCATTTCTCAATTTGTTGTATTCAATATAATGAAAACCTGTTTGTGCAAGGATCAATTCTATGTATTCTGGATTATCAATGATGTAATTCTTTAGAGCAAATACGTCCATTACAATACACCTACCTTTGGTGTTTAGGTGTACAGTACCCTAATTCCGTCCATTTGTTCCATGCTCCATCAAATTGATAAAGAAAAGCTGCTTCTCCTTCATCATTACGTGACTTATCCAAGAATATAATTCGATATTTCTTTTCTGGATTCAACAATATTTCCTCTTTAATCTTGGTATATTTACCATTAGAATCCTTTTTGTATCTGTAAGGCTTAACGTCAAATTTTTCATTAGGAAATTCATCATCCCAAAGAGGTCTAGTTAATAACAATTCAGATACAACTTCCTTAACCCCTTTAGCATTGGATAAACATGCCGCAGTTAAATATCTTGTGTTTTCCATGTAAATTGCTAACTGCATTGTGATAATGATACACATATCTTCTTTCTCAGCCACTTGTAACAACTGCTTTGATGCTTCAATTAATTCACCTGTAACATTTGCAGAAGCAGCATCTTCAGATTTAAAAGTATCGTAGATTCCGTACTTAAATCCTTGTTTGTTCATTTTTCTAAATACACGCTTAACGTCTTCTACACTGTAATCAAAAATCTTTACAAACTTAATTCTTCCTTTGTAATGTTCATCATAGTACTTCTTAGCCTTTTCAAGCATATCTCTTTGTTCAGTGTTAAATCCACCCATTTTTTGTTTCTTTCTAGGTAGACCAAAATAATCTAACTTTTGTGATAGGATTGTAGCCATAAAAATATGTTGCCATGCTTTTTTGTTCATCTCATTCGCAACAATTACAATCTTCTCACCTTGATCTAATATAGGGAAAATGTAAGAACTTACACAAAAACTGGACTTACCTGTACCACTAAATCCTGCAAATATTTGAACATTTGCCTTATGGAGTCCTAAAGTGTGGAAATTTAACAGTGGACATGTACTTGCATAACTCAATCCTTTTTCTACACCATTATCACAATCATTAATGAATTCATCATCAATGTCTAAATCCTCAACCTTAACCCCTGATCCTCTGTTCAAGAATACATTATCGAGTTGGTATTCGAAGTAATCATATAATTGTGAACTGGTCATTTTCTTGAATTTAGGTAACTCATTTACTACATTGAATCCTTTATCATGTAATTTCAGCATCATGTTTGTTTTCGCTAGTTCATCATAATAAGTTTCAACGTTTTCTTCGTTGAGGATTCTCTTAATTTCATCAACAGTTTTGTATCCACCTCGTCTTGCAAAACCATTTTTAAGAGTTTCTTTACCTTCCACATAACTATAAATACTAGCATCATCAAAACTCTTATAACCTAATTTATACATTTCATATCCAAGAGAGTAATAGAATCTACCATCTTCAGTTAGCAAATCCCTATCTGCTCGGACTTCTTTTTCATAGTCCCCATATAAATCAGGATTTTTCCATAAGCAGAAAATAAAATTTGCTTCTATCATGTCCCTATTTTCATTTAAAGGAGCAGGGTAATTGTCCAATGATTGCATTAAATGTCCTCCTCATCCAAAAACGCTAAAATTCCATTATCGTTTGTTTTCTTTGTTGTATTGGTATCCAGTTGATTAAATACATCTAAATCAACTGTTTTATTTTCTTGTTTGAGTTCTTGCTGCTTTTTAAATTTCCACTTAGCATATGTATCATTAATGTTACCTTCAATGATTTTCATTACGTAACAGATCATGTTAAATTCTTGAAAACCTTTTTCTTTGATCCAGTATTGGATAGTATCTTTATGTTCCCTAAAACAGTCATGGATAACTTCGTTGTCGTAAAAACTGTTTAATTCCTTTAGTTTCTTAAAGAGAATTGAATTTACTGTCTGCCCTTCCTCATAACCAAAGACATCTAAAACAACAAAATCAAGCAGTTTTTCACGTTTAACCTTTTCATTTAAGAAATTGTCGTACTCCTCTTTATTGCAATAATACTTTGATTTACCTTTTTCATCTGTTACCTTATAGAATACATCTGAATCCCCTTTTGTTTTGCATATCTGACAAGTTACCTTTCTAGCCATATCGCACCTCTTTTCATAAAACAAAATAGGGGAACATTACATTCCCCTATTCAATTATTTATTTTAATACTGCTGCAATTTCACGAAATGCTTGTGTTGGAGTTTCGTCTGTATCTTTCAATGATTTAACTCCATATTTATCCATGATTTCTTTAATTTTTCCCTTTTGTTCTGCTGATGATCCAGCAAATTCACCTTTGATAAAGTCTGCTAATTCTTCATTTTCCTTAACATTAACCTTTGAGTTGTTTGATTCTTCAACTGCTTTATCAATAGCCTCTTCTTTAGCTTTCTCTTGTTCTTTCTTTGTTTCTTCAATACTACCTTTGTTAGTTTGTTTTTCGTGAGCCACTTTAATTGCATCTTCAATCGCTTTAATGAATTCGTTGGTATCTAATGGAACAAATGGTGTAATATCTTCAAATCGTGATTTGGAATCAATATTGAAATTATCATCACGGAATGTGATAATACGTGATTCATCAACAACCTTACCAACAATCTTATCCTTACCAACCTTTTGTTTAACTGATTTTTGTTCAATTGATCTGTTAATAGATGCTACACCTAATACATGTAATTTAGTCTTAATAGCATTGAAGTATCGGTTTGACATGTTTGTGGTCAACATATCATACTCAAGTCCAGTTACAACGTCAGTCATTGTTCTTTTCTTCGTATGTCCTACAACAAACATTGCGACTCCAACATTTTTCAAAGCCCAAATTTTGTCTAAAACAATTTCGATCGCTTTATCTTCTCCACCCATATAGCCACCAAAAGCAGCTTTAATGGATTTTACTTTCTTTTCTGGATTTTCTTTATTATGTAATCGAATAACTTCAGGTTCAGTAATACGCATAAGTTCATCAAAAGTATCATAAACAAGTACCTTTAATTCTTTATAATCAGTTGTTCGATTTTCGATAATATCATCAACGATTTCTTCAAAAGTATCCCAATCTGGTACATTTTCGTATGAAGCGTTTGGAATTGCGTCAACACCATCTTCTTTACCAATGTTTAGAATCATATAACCATCTTCACCAACAAGTTTCTCACAAACTTCTTTTGCTAATGTGGTTTTACCAATACCAGATTCACCAATTAAACCTAAGTTATATGCTAATGGATCAATTTTAATAACGTTCTTTTTACCAAATTTTCTAGCCATCCAATCAATCTCCCTTTATTTGATTATTTTTGTTAAAGAGGGAAAATTAATTCCCTCCGTTATTATGCAAACAAGTCATCTAATTCAACTTCTTGCTTAGATTCCTCTTTCTTAGGTTCTTCCTTTTTTTCTTCTTTCTTTTCTTCACGCTGTACTGGAACATATTCTAAATCATCAACCGAATAAGCAGATTCAACAGCACCATTTGTAAAGTCGTTATATTCATTTACATTTACAAGGAGAGGTTTAATAAGGCGATTTTCATAAACGTTATCACCCAACATTCCACCTTTAGGAGCAAAATCCTCAAGTTTGTTTAAACCGAATTCAATTGCTTCTTTTTGTGCTGCGGTTAAATCTTTTTCAGTAAATTCAACTTTATCAGCACCACGGAAGATATTAACTAACCATTGTAAGTGGTAAACTCCCTTTTTAGTAACGTTGAATTTATTTTTTAGATATTCAAATCGTTTTACATGCATTTCGTTTTCAAAATCAATTTTCTGTGCATTGATCACAAATTGTTGAGGAAAGAAAACGTCTTTTTTAGATTGGTTATCATAATCCATTACGTAACCTTCAATATAAACTTTTTTATCTTTCTTAAAATCTTTTTCATCAACAGCGTCTTTTGCAAAGAAAATGTCCATTGTGGCACGTAATTGTGCAGGTGTTTCACTATCAACGATTTCAATAAAACTAGGTTCAAATCTACGATAGAATTTTCCATTCCATGCTGACATAATTACACTACCAATAACACGGAATTTATATTCTTTGAAAGTATCTAATGTTGAAGATAAGAAAATAACTGCATCATATGGATGAATAAATTCATGACGATCAACTGCTTTTTCTTTATACTCTTTACGAAGTTTAGTAAGTTTTTCTTGCTCATCAGGAGTTAATTTATCCTTGTATTCAAGAGTTCTAATTTCATATCTTAGTAGACCAAGTGCTTCTTTAAGTTCTTTATCTGTAGTGAAATCTACTACTGTCTTTTTAAAGTCAGCTACCATATCAACTGTTTCATCTTTTAAACGATCAGACCAAGGGATTTCTAACTTAGCACCCTTTACATTTTCAGTACCCTTTCCAAATGTTACTACCTTGTTTTGCTTAACGCTGGATAATCCACCTTGTAATTCAACAAATGCACTGTTTGTATTTGATTCTTTTACTGCGAAGTTTAAAGTGTGTTTTTCCCAACCGCTATCAAACTTATCAACTTTATGAAATTTCTCCTTATTTTTTGCAATGTTGATTTGTCCAATGAATTCAAATGTATTATATAATCTACTCATATATGTATATTTCCTCCTCTTATTCTACAATTCCTAATTTTTTAGTTAATTCAACATACTTATGTGGGTTAAATTCCCAACCTTTATAGTTGTTCTGGTTTTTGTAATTCTTGATATGCACTACTTTCCCTCTGCGAACAACTAAGTGAAGATTACCATAATGATACATTTTATTACCTAGTAATCTATCAATAGCATTTCTTGGAGGAACTTCCTTAGCCAGCATTACATTTCGTGTCAGCTTTCTTGCTGCTTGATCTCGGCTGATATTTTTATTATCTCTAGTATTCTCTCGGTAGTATTGAAACACTTTGTCCGTTAACTCCAGTATTTTCAACTTAATCACTTCCTTTCATATAAGATACTCTTAGTATATCAAGTTATTTTCGTTTAGGCAAGTGTTTTATTAATTTATTTTTGATTAATTTTCATTTCTTCCTGTTCTTCTGCATTGATCATAGAGTTAATGCACTCTTCTAACTCATCTGAATTGAAAATTTTGTTTAGCTGCATGTTTACACCTCCTGATAAAAGGAATCTTTTATAAATCTGAACAATGTCCTCGAAATGTGCGTTAAATCTTTTTTAATAGTTCTTTTAAAACGTCTTGATTTACATTTTCATCTTCTTCAAGAGAGGCGATAGTTTCAGCTACCGTATAGCCTAGACCTCTCATTTCTTGAAACTGCTCATTGATATACTGTTCATCACTCACTGCTATCACTCCTTCGCAATATTCCTCAAGTACGCAACTTTAAATTATGTATTTTTTATGTATATCTAAAAAGAAAACCTAAACACTAACGTTTTCAATAATGTCATAGTAGTTAAAATTGTAACCGGAATAAGTGAATCACTTGTACTAGGTAGTTTTAATTGTGGTTCAATTTCCTTATGTATATCTTTAACCGACATATCCACTGGATCACCATTTATCTTCACAGATAATTGTTGCTGCAATTGTTCAACTTTTGAATGTTCAATTTGTAACTGGTCAATTAAATGTCCATTTGTTTCATTAAGATTATGTACTGTATCTTGTAATGAATCTATGTAATGAGTCTGTGCTGTAACCTTTTTAACAAGAAAGTCATAATGATCTAAAAAGTCTTTTATAAAGGATATTAGTAGGAATATTAGTATGATGATTAGTAACCATTTAAAGGTTGATCTTAGAGTTCGCCAAACCTTTTTCATATCTTTCAGGTCTTTTTTCATATTCACACTCTCCCCTAAACTTATTTAGTTTTAGTTACAATGTGTCCCAGTTCTCCATGACACTATGTATTCATTAGGATTGTCTGTCTTTTCAACACTAGAAGCACCATAAATTCCATATCCTAATGGATGATAGTTAACTTCAATACTGACTACTTCAATCAGATCATCCTTGTTTCCGTCCCATTCTGTTACATGAACTAATGCTTTATGATGAAGTAAACCTAATTTTTCCTTTTCATGTTTGATTACTTTTATTTTCAAACAGGTCACCTCC